TGGTTAACCGTAGTTAGAATACCTTCAACTACCATATTACCACCAGTACTTCGACTTTCAACCAAAGATGAGATGGGTTGGAATAACGAAGTTTCTACAAGTACGGATTTTGACATCTTAAATCTCTGTTTCGTCTACGATTTCAACTTCTACTCTTTTATTACCTGTAGCTTTTTCATACATTTTATTGTATTTACCTTTAGCTTTTTCAAGTAACTTTACTTCTTTACGTAGTTCTTTTAGTTTACCTTTATCCATCAACTCAGCCATAGCTTCGTTTTCGTCTAACATACTAAGTTGTTCGTTACGTTTTGAAATTTCTTCGTCGATAGCAGTCATTTTAGCTTCTAAAGCAACACCTGTACCTACTTTGTCGATTCTGGATAATGTTTGTGCTACGCTTTCTTTTTTCACTTTACCGCTTTTATCTTTTACTTCGTCTTTTTCTTTTTCTTCTTCGAGTTCTTCACTCATATCGTATTTCTCGTCACGCATACCATCTAAGTATCCTTCTTCTTCAGCGTCGGTTCTAGCGTCTTCATCCATCGGCATATCTTCATCGTAGATGCTTTCATCTTCGTTCATGATACTATTGATTAACCTGCCTTGTTGAGCTGCTAATGAGTTTGGGTTTCCTGTAGTTACTACCATACCACCCATAAGTGATTCTTTAACTAATGTTTTTAGTTTAGTACCATACCCACTTGAGGCGTGATCACCTGATGCTTCTTCTTGTACTGGTTCTACGTATCCAACACCTTTTTCTCCAAACTGTCCTTCTTTAACATAGTGTAAAGAATCTTTTGTTAGATTTTTAGCTACTACCTTACGAATTTCTTCTAAAGTTTTAGATGGGTCATTTTTTGATTCAAAGTAAACACCATTCATAAACTCTTGTCCGTTTAAGTTATCGATGTTTTTAGTATCACTATAATCGAACCCATGTGACTGAACTTCTTCAACCTCTTTAGTTACTTTTTTCTCTTCAACTTTAGCTTCTTCAGCTAAATATGCTTTGAATTTAGTAGTATAGTTTTCTTCAGGAGTTGATTCCCAGTTATTTATTGGTTTTAAATCAACGTAGTTCTCGTTTAGTTTCTTTTTATTCATCTTTGTCTGGTGTTAATAATATTTTTATGTCGTTGAGATAGTCTTGTATTAAATCTGTTCCATATACTATAGCAAACGTATCTGGATTATCTCTGTAGTATGCTATTGTTTCTATTTTAGCTTGTCTTATGGTTTTAACCACATCGACTAGCTGTTTTTCAATATCCGAAAATGCGTCAATACGGCCTTTTTGGAACTTTTCCGCTTTGGCTTGATCGTTTTCGTTTATTCTATACTTATACATATTATGATTTAGATTTATCTACTAGTTTGTAACCGTAGTTGAAATATATTGGTTTTTTAACACCGTCATCGTTTGTATCTAAATCACCCATCTTCATAGGGGTTTCTTTATATGCTGATAAATCTTCATCTAACTCATCTCCTTCGTCTTCTGAGAAGCGTTGTTCTATATCACTAATAAGGGATTCTAAAGTATTATCATAGCTATTAGAACTAGAACCAAAGTTAAATACATCGTATGCTTCTGCTCCTCTTAATTCTTCTGGGAATACATCACTTATTATTCGTCTAGCTTCATCTCCTAATTGAGCTGCTCTATCTAATATATTTTGTAAGTCCATTAAAGCTTCTTGTTGATCTCCATTTAAAGCTTCACTTAGATCCTTATCTTTCTTTTTAAGTTTAAAAGCATATGGTGTATTGTAAGCACCAGCACCACCAGATGTAGACATTTCATCTATATCAGCAGTTTTACCTTTCTTTTCTAAAATACGTTCGCGTATTTCTTTTTTTAACTCAGATTTTTTCATTTAGTAAGTTTTATTTCTTTAATCAACTCATAATACTGAAGTAAATCCACTAAGTTATCAGTGTTGACTTTATCAGTTTTTTTAAGTTCTGTAAGTAGTTTAGAAACTTCTATTAACTTGATTTTTACAACTTTATCGTTAAGTGCTTTAGCTTCAGTTAATACTGCGTACTTAAGTTCTTTGATTTTTGAGTTGTAAAAGTTTCGTAGTTTTGGGGTTGAATCTACTGATTCGATAAACTCTTTAAGAACTGACTTCTGATCGTTAGATAGATCATCATATTTGTCGTTAAACTTTTCTAAAAGAACTTTGTAGGTTAAGATTCTTGTGTCTTTATCGTATGTTTGGAATTCACTTAAAACATCGTTTTTAACATCCTCAGATGCTACTGATTTGGTTAAGTGTTCTAAAAGATTTACTTTATTATCTACAATTTGTTCGGTATCTGTTATGTTTTTTGAATTTTGAGATTCAATTAACGTATAGATTGAAGCAAACTGTGTGTAGTTTTTTACTTTAGTAGCAAAGAATTCGTTTATGTTATATAAACTTTTGATCTCTTTGATTAAGTTGTATTTTTCTTTACGTAGTGTTGAACGATTCAACCTAGTTGATTGTTCTAGGATAGTAGAAATAAAAGCAGATGCTTGATTTTCACTTAAGACTTTTGACTTAGTTATACTTTCGTATAGCTTAAGTTCCTTGCCTAGTTCACTTTTAAAGAAATAATTTTTTAATAAGTCAACAGCGGGTGATTCACCTTCTTTAAGTGTATCTGCCGTAATCTGTCGAACGAGTAATTCAAATAGGATACCCGTATTCTTATACTTTGAATGTTTGATGCGCATCAAATATATATTTAGTTATAAATATTAACCTTTAAGTTGAGATTCGTCTAAATACGATGGGTTTTTAGATTTCTTTTCAACTGTTACTTTCTTTTTATCCATCTCTTCGAATAAACGTTGGTTTTTTATGTATGTGGTTCTAGCATCTTCTAATGCTAACGGACCACCTTTGAAGTTAGGTTTAATAGAGTTACTTTCGTTATCTTTATTTTGTGAACCTAATCTGTCTTTACCAAAGTTTGAATCTTGTTTATTACGACGAGTTTTGTCTTTAGGACGACCCACATCTTCTTTATCTTTATCGTAACCATCTGGTACGTTCCCTGGTTCACTAAATGATCTACCTTTACCATATAATGATGCTAAATCGTGTGGTGTACCATATGATTTACCTGTTTCAACTGGGTCGTTACCTTCCGCTTCTATTTGATCTAATCTAAACTTACGTTTAGTATCTTCCCTGATTAAATCTCTATATTCATCATATTGGTCTTCACTGAAGTGGAATACGTTATCATATATCCAATCTGTTGGTAATAATTTTTGATCTAACATTTGTTGTGCTAGTTCAGTTTTAGATTTTAATAGTTCAATTTTTTCTTGATCGTAGATGATACTAGGTGTAGTCATCTCTAATGAGAAGTTTGTTAATCCTTCTTCTCTATACCCTTGAGCGTATAGGTGAACTAATGCTATTTTGTTAAGTTCAGATATAAGGATTCGTTGTATACGATCTATTGTACGTGCGAATCTAATATCTTCAGCTGCTAGTGTTGCTTTACCTTCTAAATCAGCTTCATAACCTAAAAATGCTTTAGGTACCTTTAAGGCGGCAAATAGTTTATCTCTTAAATATTCTACGTCTTGAATACCATCATATGTTAAACCTGGTGTAGTTTCGATACGAGTTGATGTATCATTTCCACGTACAGGTATGTAAAAATCTTCTAACATATTCTGCATGTTATACTTTAAGTTATATTGTCCAGTTTTTGGATCAACATAAGGAGTACGTTTTAGTGACGATACTGTTTTTTGCATAAACGCATCTATCTCGTTTGGGGGTATGGCACCAACATTAACGTAAAAAGTACGTTTTTCTGGTGCTCTTACGATTCGATGTACCAACATAGCGTCTTCCATTAACGAATATTGTTTGAATAGTTTACGCGCTGGTTCTACGTAAGAACGACCATAAGGTAGGTAGTTAACATCCGATATAAGTCTAAAGTGAGCCATTTCATAGTTATCAAACCTGATAACGTTTGGGGATGGGGTTTGGCTGGGCGCCGTATAGTAACCTGAGTCACCACCTGTAAAACCATCTGGGTTAAATTCAAATACTACCTCTTCTGGGTTTTCGGGATTAAATCCTTCTTTACGTGCTATTTGAAATGCGGTATAAGGTCTAACATTATATACACCAAACTTTTCGGATATTTCCATTTTAAGGAAAAAATCACCATACTTACACATTTGACGAACCCAACTCCACATATTAAACTCAATGTTTAAAATATCGTAGAATAGGTTATATAATATTTTTTGTATGTCTTCGTTAGATGAGCGTATTTGTAATACCTCACCCATATCGTTTTTTAAAGTAGATTCATCTGCTATGATATCTAACGCTGATGCTATAATAGCGTCTTGATCCATCAAATCGTATTCTGAGTATAGTTGGGTACGTAGGTATTGGTAGTTCATATTGAACTGCGCCCCATATAAAGATGTTGGGTTACCAGCATATAATCTACCATATCTATCAACTAATGAGTTAGTTTCAAACTCACCCGATGTTTGGATTGTGTTAGTATCTACTGTTGTAATCTGATTTCCGCCTGTATTGCGAATAATCACATCAGTTGAAAATAATCTTTTTA